TGTGATTCATGAGACAAAACCGATCTTAGTTTTTTCTACTACTGTAACTTCAATATCGTTTGATGCAAAGTTTTCCGTAGAATAAGAACGAGCGTTCCACCATCCACATTCATAAGTCACATTGTTATCTCCACTAATATGGATGCTAACAATTGTCCCATACAAATCTTTAGTCAATTTAACCTTGCTTCCAATCTTGTAAAGTTCTAGAGAATTTTTGCTCATTTGATTTCCTTTCGGTAATTATCGTTCTAAAAATAGGAGCAGTGGGATTCGAACCCACACTTGAAGGATTTTCTTACCAACTATAACTTTCGTTACCATTTCTGTTTGTGGTCTGGACTTTATCTTAACCATTACTTTCGTTTTAGGTTCCTGCCGTCAAGTCTCTACACCTTCATATTTCTATGCTTGGCTCGGTATTAGCAGTTAAGCCTTCACCGAATTTGACAGGTTATACATTAAAAGTTTCCTTTTAAGCACTCAAATTTTTATAGTTCAAGTCCTTTGACTCTGCCGTTGGTCTATGCTCCCATAAAGTGACCGACTACAACAACTAATGATTTGAGGTTGAAGATTGTGTGCCTCAACCATTTAAAAGTTGTAGCCGATCACCCATTGGTTTTTAATCAACCGTTGGCATGGGCCTTGAGGCGACGAACAACCTCTGCCATAGCCTCAACATTATCAACAGTCTTAACGGGTTTTGCACGTTCCATCTCAGGAAGGTCAATACCCTTCTTAGCCAGAGCGGCCTTTGTACGAGCGTAACGAGCCGCTGTACTAGCAACCTTCTGACCTGTCTTAGAAGCAATCTCAGCGTAAGTCTTGCTGGAAAAAACTGCCTCAAGGAACTGCTCGTCGCTGCAACGAACGCGAGTCTGCTTCTCAACCGTATTAACTTCAGCCATAATCAACCTCCAAATCATTTCCAATCTTGTTTCAGCGAGTCAACCAACACGATTGAATCCCTCGCGTCAACACTATCATTCTAACACAGTGTATCGGCTTGTCAACTGGGTAGTCTTGAAAATTTCTTTTTCTTGTCAGCAAATAGACGCTGAACTTGTTTAAAACTCCAAGGTGTGCCGAACTGAACCCCATCTCTTTTATTATCGACGCCTACATCAAGAGTATAGCGTCCCAGTGACATATCCTCGTTGTGAAGTCTGCCATGAACATGACCGTACAACATCCAACTATTGCGATAACTTTTATTCCACGCTCTCATGGGATAATGAAAAAGAATTATTCTTTGATTACAATGAATAATTTCTTTAATAGTGTTTATACTACTAAAATCTTTCGCAGAAATGGTCTTTGACAATAGCCTATAACTCTATTGTGACCAAAATGAGTGTCAGCAAGAAAATATATCATTCTTCTGTCTTTAATACCAATGCTAAAATTAAGTATATCCAAAAAAGTAAACTGCCGCTAAATATAGTTCCAATTATAAATGCTAATCTTATTAGAGGAGAATCTATTCCTGTGAGTTTTCCTATTCCACCACAAACTCCAAAAAAAACTCTGTCAGAATAACTTTTCTTTAAGCGAGTATTCATCAGAATATCTCACAAAAGTCATTACTATAATCTGTTTGATTCTGTAATTTCTCTATTAGTTCCTTTAGTGTCTTATTTTCTTCCTCAAGCACTTCTACTATTTTTTGAGTCTGATCCAAAGCCTTGGTAAGATGATAAACCTTATTTGCTAGTTCGTGACTTACATAATTGAGCATTATCATATTTTTGGATCTCCGTAGAAGAATATGTTTATGCCAACTATAATACACCTCTAAATTAGATTATCTAAATAGTCTCTTAACTGCTTTAACTGATTATCGGCCAAAACCATTTGATCGGTATATGGCTTACCATAGACTAGTATCTTAAATATGTACCTAATTCTCTGCCAAAAAGACATAACATCTGGTCTAAATCTAAATATACAAAAATCTGCTAATTTTAGATCATAGTCATAATCTATTAGAAGTATTTCGTTTCCGCAACCACAAAGGATAAACTCTGTTTTATTTTTTTTGAACCTTGTCAGATTTGTCATTATTTTTTTTCTTGAAGATTCTTTCGTAATTCTTATCCCAAGTTTCTTGGTCTATTAACCTTGGTCGTCTTTTTGACCCTTTTCCATTACTCATTGTTGAGGTTCTAGTCTAACTGAAGGAGGTATAGCAGGATCTTGACTATATTCACCGGACTCTATTTTTTGAGCCACCAACCTTAGTGCATCATCAGTGTCATTAGCCTCTAAGGAACTAAATTTTCTTGTATATAAACATTGTATATCATGATTAATTCTCCAGTACAAAACTCCAGTATCTACTATCTTCTTTCTTTTGAAGAGCATCCCAATAAATAGAACGAGCAATATAAGATGGAATTTTGTGTTTTCCACAATTTACCATCCAGTGTCGCTCCATTTTCTTATACATTGTAGATCCGCTCTTACTCTTATTATATTTAAGATGCTCCATATCGTAAAGGCGAAGTTGATGAATATCTCCACACAATACTCTAGCCTCATTAGGATGAATCATTTCTAGAGCAAAACTAATCTTAGCCAGACCAATACCATTGATCTTATTCAAGATGCTATCACGCTTCTTAACATGACCCTTCTTAGTAGTAAAATAAAAGTCTTTAGGATTAGCCCAAAACTTCTCGCTAAAATCCCAAATATAGTTGGTGCGATTATTATGCAAACCGACTCCGCTCTTGTGGAGTTTATTCAGCAGAGTTTCCTTGCTGTCGATCCATTCATCAAAATTCTTGATAGCATTGTAACCAGCACAGTTGCCCTTCCATGTAGTATGGACAGAGCAATAAGCAAAAAGATAACGACGAAAAATATCTTCAACATTCTGAGGACGGACACTTTCCCAATATTCCTTGTATGAAACTACCTTGTCTCGCGGAAAAGTCTCAAAGAAAATATCGGCCTTCGTCTTATCCATAATGGTATTCTGAACCGCAATAACAGTATTCTCAACAATCATCGTTTTCTCCAAAGAGTGTTCCAAGCGTATGCTACGATTCTACATTACTAGTATCGTCTTGTCAAGAGCGATTCTTTAAACCGTTCTAGCAGACCCGTGTAGATCTTTAACATATCTGAAATCGCCCATTTCAGTATCAATTACTTTATACTCATCATCAAAAAATTTCTTAACTTTTAGCAAATCTTTGCTACGCTTACCTTTATATGGTTCATCAGCACGAAGCATAACTCCTTCCCATCCATAATCAGCGGCTTCTTTAACCCATTCCTGAAAATGTTCATCATTATGAATCAATTCTTGTTCAAGAACAGTAAGACACTGACAATCATTCTTTTTCATAACTTCATTCAGATTAGCCAAACGAATAGAATATGGCTTATTTTTTTCGCCCTTCTTACTATAAAACTCATCATGGCTAATCATATCAAAAATCTTGTATGATGGATTAGGAATAGTATGATCCTTCTTTTTCAGTTGCTTCATAACTCCCTGAAAATCCTCATTACCTTCGTCATCAACCAGACAAAGTTCACCATCAAACACTACGTCATTAATGCCAAGAGCCTTAATGCCACCAGCGACAATATCAAGAGTATCAAACTCTTTTCCTGTGCGGGAATAGAAGGTAGTATCGCCATTACTATCAACAATAGCAATACATCTAGCACCGTCAATTTTTCGGGAGACATACCATCCATCCTTCCAACTTACAATTTTAGGCTCATACTTATCTGCCAGAGCAACACTAAACTCTGGAATATGGTCAGGAATAGCCTTGTTGATAATCTTGTCACCAGCACGGGTTTTCAAGTCCTTGTCAATGATACAGTAAATTAGTTCTTCGATATTACTTTTATTTGCCTGACTATCAATAAACGTATGAACTGCCCCAAGAGCATCGTGTCCAGTAATTTTACGACTCTTTAGATCATCCAGCAGATCAAAGAAATTTTTGTAAGACTTTCCTCTCAAAGAGTTTTTCTTCTTGAGATTATCGCTGGTAACATTATACTGCCACAATGGATGATAGGTATACAACAAAATTTTCTTAGCAAAATTTGCAGCCGCAGAATTATTGTTACAATAATCATCAATGATAGACTGCTTATCAATAGTGCTACTAGTAGTCCTAAGATCACGAACCATATCCCAAACATAATTAAAATCGTGGGTCATTCCGTTTCTCCGTTGTTTCTTTCCATTGTACGCTACGTTTCGTCTTTGTCAAGTATCGGTAGTTCAGTTTTTATTCTTGAATCGTTTACTTAAACTCCTAACTAAATCGCTTCCTGCGGTTGGAAAAAAACAAGGCAATATAGAATGTATTATTAAAAGTATTCCGGCAAATACACAAGAACATCCATAAAATAGAGCAAATATAAGATGCTCTACATATGTCATATTATTTTGTTTAAGATGTTCAATCCATTTTTTTTGTAGATTCATTTTTCTGTATTCTATTTTTTGACATGATTAAATAGTTTACAGCTTTAATTACACCGTCTAAAGAATCTCCTAGTTTACCCAAGCCAGTATTACAACGCTCACAAATCCAGCCTCTAAAACTATCATCTAAATGGTCATGATCTAAACACCATTTTATTGGTATTTTTTTACAGCACTCACAAAGTTCTGGGCGAGGCGGGGCTTTTTTATGAAGTTTCCCACGAACTTTAGACTGTTTTTTAACACACTTTTTACAACGACTATCTAGATTATCTTTGTACATACTGTGCTTAGGAAAACTTCCTTTATTTTTCCTTTTACCACAGTATGAACAAATTTTTCTAGTCATAGTGGATGCGAGGGGAGTCGAACCCCTGTCCTATCATAACATCAAAAACATCTTCTACAAGTTTATTTCATTCATGAGTTAAACTAGAATATAGAATGAACAAG